GCGATCCAGCCAGGCTGAATAACCACGCCCACGGGGCCACCAACGGGTTGGTTGGTGTAGCTCGTTTGAACGCCATTGGCGTTCTCGAACTGCATGGTTTTTTCTTCGTGCCAATAACGAAGAACGTTGGTGTAGTTACCAGGATAAATCTTGGTAACTGCAATCTGATTAGGATTGGTTGCCATTGTTAGTTACCTCCTCAAGCGTCGAAAGAGTAACCAACGGTGACGAAATCAGCGTTCAGAAGTTCGAAGCCTGCATAGAGGCTCCAGATCATCATGATGAAGCGGCTGAAGTCGTCGTTGTTGTTGAGGAGCACCTGGGCATTGTTGCCACCGATGCCAACACCAACGGCTTGAGGACCAAAGAAGATACCGACAGCTGCGTTGTAATCAGCGGTGGTAGATGCGATGGTCGCGCTTTGGGTCTGGGTAGGCATGTTGGTGCTTTCGAAGAAGCGCACGCCTTCAAACACAAAGCCGGTGGGCATGATCGGTTCGCCGGCCACGAAGGTGGCTTGACCGAAGCCCTGACCCATGTACAGGGCAGCGTTGGGCTGCATCCCGGACATGAGGGGATTGATCTGACCGTTGCCAGGGTAACGAGCAACTTCGCGGAAGTCGCTGTTCTGACGCAGGTGCATCAGGAAGGTAGGATCGCAAACGCAGCGATAGAAACCGTCCTGGAAGGTAGGAGTGTTCCGCTTACGCAGGCTCTTCACCACGCGCAGCAGGTCATCCTTAACGTCGAACTTAGCTTGCTCGGCGTTGGTATAGCTCAGAGCGCCAGTGGCGAGGTCACCAGGGAAGTAGTAACCGCCTTGGGAATCAGAAGCTTTACCCTTGGAAACAGCTTTCAGGAGTTCATTGATGAACACCCGGTCGCGCCAACGACGATAGTCATCCAGCAGGGTGAGGCTACCAATCGACTGGTGGAAGGTGGTGAGGTTACCAGTATCCAGCAGCAGGCGCTGAGCCGTGATCAGAGTTTCACGAGCGATCTTGAAGGTGCTCGGCTGAGTCGGATCAGACGGGTCGGCAGGTCCGGTGTACTCTTTCAGAGTAACCAGCACCTTATCTTTTACGATATTGCGGCTGTTAGCAGTACCGATGGTCTGCTCAGCAGTACGCTCACGAGATTCTTTAGAGCCAGGATTACCGAAGAACCGGTAGCGATCTAACTGAACCGTCTGGCCGGGCTGCTTCGAGAAGTCGTGAACAACCACGGGCTCCGCAGCCATCTCAACGATGTATGCGGGGTGGGGACGGTAAAGTTCCGCACCTAGGATCTTCGGAAAGTCGTTGTCAATAAACAACGCTTATCTCCGAAAAAACTACTCTCTTAATATACGACTAATGGTACAGCCTGTGTTACAGAACTGTCGCATATTTAGCGTTTATTCAAATCTTGGTGCTCGGGCTATACGTACGAATCATGCTGCGCACACCCTCTCCGAGTACGCCATACACGGAGCCGTAATTAGGCACGTAACGCGTAGACTTACCTCTATAGTTAGAGCGTAATACCACGCTCATCTGTCCGGGAAGCGTGCTTCTTACTGCTTCTGTATAAACCTGACAATAAACAGGTGGGTTATAGACCCAGGCAGCACGAGAACCTGACGTATCGTTTGTTGGGTTTGTTAATACTGGATAGCGAACACGCTGGAATGAGCCGGGGCCACCCGTGGTACCTCCGCCTTCAAACGCTCCGGTTGATTCGTTGTATTCGTAAGGCTGGTTAGAAAAAGGTGTATCAAACGGAGCGTAACCTTGGTTATCCGGTACAGCAGCACCAAACCAGGTATAAGTGCCGAAAGTACGAAGACCCGGTTGCGGACCTAAAGCTGTTTGAACAGACCGACCAGCGACACTGTATAAACCTTGAGCACGAAAACCTACATAAGAATCCAGTAAACCGGAAGCGTGCGGATTAGTGTTCTGATATTGAGTCCAGTAACCAGAAACAGCCGGTGGCACAGCACGCCACTCAGTATTAAGGAAGCCGCTGATATTCGGAGGACCTACTGGAATCCTGCCAAAGTCAGCACCCTCTAAGTTAACGCCAGTCCAAGTCTGCTGAACCCCACTGGGGTACACGTAACCACTAGAAACTACTAAATATGTATTCGTTATATTTAAGTTATCACCTGTTCTTTGCGGACCAGATTGTATCGGGTGATAAAGGCTTTTATCGTACTTCCAGTTAGTTTGAGGGCTATAAGTCATTCCGTAGCCTTAGCTCTAATTCATCTTACTCGTTTAAAATTTTTAAAGAGTCAAAGGTGTAATGACCTCGGGAATAGACAGGATCGTTACACTTTTCTTTCAAGACCCAGAAACAGCAGTGGCTTGTCTCTCAGGTTCGTTGACAGATGCCATCGTGCACCCAGCCCGGAGACGACAATTTATAGGATCTTTAATACGAGCTTCTATAGTCGGATTCTTTCTAGCTACATTTATAAGTCCTGTAGTAGAAGATAAGTTCAAATTTAATAAAAACGAAGCGATAGCGGCTTCATTTATTTTTGGCTACGCCGGTATAAAAATTCTGACTCACGCGGAACAAATCGCAGAGGCAGAAATTAAAAGACGCTTCCCTAGGCATCAGCCTAAAGAAACCGATTCGTCGAACGACGCTTCCACGGGTGAAGATTCTTCCGTGGGCTGAGCAACTATTTCTTCTTTAGTAGCGGGCTTTTCCTTGGGCTCCAGAGGATCTTTCCGTCGGATATCTCCTAAAGCTCGCATGACTAATAAGCTGTTACAAAAACAATAGCAAAAAAAAGCCCCCCTAAACAGGAGGGCCTTTTCTTGTGCCTAACTTAAATCAGGCAGCGTCCATGAACAGGAGCTTGCTACGGAGAGCCTCGGGACCCATCTGGCTCAGATAACGCCAAGCGTTCTCAGGGCTGCGATTCATAACATCGCTGAAGGCTTCCCACTGCTGTTGGGGAACACCGCCCTGAACAGAACCGCCGACGTTAGCGGGAGGTGCGGGCATGTCGTATTGAGGCTGATAAGCCTGCTCCACGCTCTGACCGTACACGGGCTCAGAATCGATATCCACCGGGACAACCTCGGTGAAATAACGATCAGTGTAGTTAGCCAGGTGATCAGGATCGGTCAGGATCAGCTGCATCGCATCGTGGCGCTCAGCAAGAGCATCCATGCGACCAGCCTGCTCCATCAGCATATCTTCGAGAGCACAGGCATACTGATTCAGGATGCCGGGAGCTTCGATGCCGAAGTGGTTAACTACCTCTTGAGTTGCGGCGCTGATTCCTTCGGCGGGGCTGTTCGCCGTAGAAGTTTGCGAGGAAGCTTGGGTCGGTGAGACGCTGGTAGGCCAGGTCTGCGCTGCCTGCTGTTCCTGGTAAGCCCAGGGTTGGGCCTGTAAACTCAGATTGTTCGGTTGAGTATCCAGCTGCTGAGTTGCCTGGTAAGGCGACAACTGAGTCTGGCTGGGGGACGGGGAGTTGATCTGGGACAACACCCGTTCCAGGGAACCCATCGCTGCTTCCCAGGGATTGCTGGGGGAGGACTGCGACGTTGACTGGCTGTACAGGTTGTTGGTAGAAGGGACCGTACCCTGTGTTGCCTGCGACGGCGGTTGGGCTGTAGGTACCGAAGCTACCGCCGGGGTAGAGGTTTGCGCCACCCATTGCGGGTAGGCGGTCGAGCCCTGGTCTGAGGTTACCGCCGGGGCTACCGCCGGGGAGACCGGGCTCGGGGTCGAAGCTTGGATCTGCTGGCTCATAGCTACCCGAGTAGGTGAGTTCCTCCGCGAGGTGGTCGAATGTTCTATATAAGAGCGGAGTGATATTCAGTCTAGGATCTGCCGCAAGCGGTTGATTAGGCGCAAGCGGATGAGGAGACTGCAACATCTGGGTTAATAATACCAGAAATTGTTGCATAGCAGACTGAGTTTGTTGAACCATGCGGAAGGGAAAACCCTTCAACATTTCGGCTCGCTCAGAGTCAGTCTTTTCAGGAAATAGGAATTTAAGAGCTTCGATGCTATCTACACCTAACTCTTGTAAGTTACGGACGACGATAGATTTCTGGTTAACATCATAAGCGGTGTCTTCGTATACATCCCCCTGGAATCGATACGTTACAGTACGATCGCCATCCTCAGGAAGACCGATAACGCCACGTGGGACTTTGTTCTCTTGCAGAGCAAGAATCATCGTCTGCTGAACTTTCTCCTCGAACTTAAGAAGAGACCTGTTGTACTTATCAACAGTTTCCGGAGTCTGTTCGGTGGGAGTCTTGGGCTCTTTAAGCCCTGCAGCCGCCATAAACGACTCTCTAAAAATAGTTTCCTGGTGGTAGATCATCATCTCTAAGAGACGATTGAATCCATAAACCAAGAACGATTTATTTTTCCGTAGAGCCGTCGCTTGCGCACGACCCATGAGACCTTTGATTTCAGTAGCTGTAGCACCTGCTGAAATAGAGATCTCATCCACACCGCCTAGCGCTGTTCGTATTTCTTCACGCAGAAGAAGCGCATAACGGTTCATGTCCCCGTTAACGGGGTCCGGAGTCATGTAACCAACGCGGTCCGAAGGCTCAACGTTGGCGATAATCCGTGGTACACGGAGACCACCACCCATGGAAGCCCCGAAAGGCTCACTTACACGGGTAGAAGGAGCATCAACCCCAGCAAATCCACTCTGACTACTAATAGTTGGCCTAAAAGTGGACTGACTATCACTCGCTTCGACCAGATCACTACGAGGACGCGAGCTAATCAGCGTTGGGTTGCCGAAAAACTCAATGTTTTTAGCAATATTCCGAGTTAATTGATCATGGAGAACGATTTGCTCCATGAAGGGATCAAATTCACCCTCTCCCTCAGTGCCACTGGCGTTTGGTTTGTTTAAAACCTCAACAGCAGGGATAAAACCTAAGTTATTCGGCCTCTTTTTGCTCGGTGTAAGGATTGCACCAGGTTCTAAGTCAAAACTAAGCTCACTATCAGTCTCAACTTCGCTAATTTCATCCGCAGTTATAGACAATCGGACATAACGCTTGTTTTGTCCATAAGAATTACTCGGTAAGCCAAGGTTGGCGTTCTTTACCTTGTAGCTATAGATGATAATTACTTCTTCAACGTCACCATTGACATCGTGATATACCCGATACTGGTTTTTATTGAAGAAATAGATCTGATACTTAAGCTTTGGATCCGGCCTGAAGTAAAAAAGCCCACAACCATCGATCAGAAAGTTGCGAATGATCGAAGGGAAACGAATATCTAACTTATTTAATCGAATTACGTCCTCTAAAAACCGAGTACGACTCTTATAAGTGTCCTGTTCGCAGTAAAAAGTGAGACCCTTCTTGATCATCAAGAGAGTCATCTGCTGCAGATGGCTCAGGACAACCATCGTGGTCGCCTGATTGCTGCGATCCTGGGTGCGTGCCGCTTCCAGAATCTCAGTAAATCGTTTTCTGGTCTCGGTCGAGCTAGCGGACATTAACTTTTACTGGTAATTGAACCAATGAGCAGACTATTTAGCGCTCATTTCCTTTGCTTTACGTGCTTTAGCTGCGGCGCGTTTGCGAACAGTTGATTTTTCAGTCAACTCAGCACCACTAGGAGCTTTAGTCTCCTCTCGCTTTTGCTTAAACTTCTCTAGAAGCTCAGCAGGCATCCTATTATCAGCCATCAGGGAGCAAATACCTTCTAACTCTTTCCAGTTTAACTGCTTCCTGCGGTAAATCTTCGACAGGATACTGTGTCAGCAGATGGTCCTCACGGCCTAACATGTCCACAGAACCCTCGGTGGGCGAGAAAGAGCTGCAGCGCTCTTGAACTTCTGGCGTGTCCCAGATATAGAACTCCGCTATCGATCGAAGTTTCAAGCGGCGGGCAGCAGCGTCACCCATCCAACTAAAGTGCCAACCCCCAGAACGATTTCCCAAGAACTTACGGTTAGGCTGCTCCCGCACTTCTGTGATCGATCCAAGAGTTTTTAACTTATTTACAGTACAAACGGTTGCACAGCGCCACTCAAATAACTCTTTAGAGGGAGAGCACAACTGCATGTCAGCTCTCCCGTAGTGCATAGACATACTTAAACCTAAGATAGCTTCAGGATCT